CATTTCACGGCTGCTGCGCTGGAGTTTTTTTTAGAAGCCACATCGGTCACCAGATTGGAACCCCACAGTTCCAGAATCTCCGGCAGTACCTCATAGATGGAGAACATTTCAAACTGATCGAGCCAGTCATCGATGTTGTCCGGGATACTGTGGTCGGCATGGTAGGCCATAATGTAGGCCACATTCTCGAAGATCTCCAGATCCTCAATGGCGAAGGACCCGTCCTCGTTTTTCTTCTTCGAGTAGGAAGATTCCAAACGGGACAGGTCCTTGAAGATGTCTCTCTTGAACTTGATGCGGTACAGGCGGGGAATCGTTGCCGAGGAACGAAACTTCACCTGTTTATCGCCGACTGTGATCGTTTTCTCCAGCATAGATTAACCCTCCGTTTCGTCCGGGATATACACGGTCTGGTACCAGCTGTCATAGGTGGCCTTGTCGGTGGTATCGCCGGTACGGCTCTTGACCAGCCCATCGCTGCGGGGATCGGCGGTCAGGGACAGGGTTTCAGTACCCGGCTCGATGGTGTCCTCCTTGGTCTTGGACTCGATGGAAGGACGGGATGCGCTACAGTTATACAGCACATGACGGATGGCCTTCGCATCACCATCGAACTCAAAGAGCAGGGCGAACTTCTCCGTCTCGGTGACATCGGATTTTTCCACCAGAACCCCCTTGGAGTCCAGCTTTTCCCGCAGGATTTCAGTACGGAACCACTCCGGGATGAGGGCCATTTCCAGATCACCGCTGTAACCGTTGTTGGAACTGGTGCGGAAATACACGATGCCGTCCGCATAGAAGGGAGAGGAATCACCCTCCGCGTCCAGGCTGATGCTGACCGCACCGGGGATGGCCTTGGGGGTGTCGTAAGAGAAGGAAGTCACCCCGTCCACCACGGATTCCGTCAGCTTGGCGGCATGGACGTTTTTCAGATTATATTTGACTTTATTGCTCATAGCGGTCAAACCTCCATTTCAAAGTAATACAGGACTTCGTAGAGCCGTTCGCTCTCAATCCAGGTTTCGGTTTTCTCATAAAAAATGCCGTGCTGATCCAGCACAGCTTCCAGCTGCCGTTCCACCGACAAGTCCTTACAATCGGTGTACAGTTCAATATGAACTTCGGAAATTTTATAGTAGACTGCTCCGTCAGCCGCGAAGTTGTCGCTGCCCGGAAGCAGATAACAGAGAAACGGCGGCTCCGGTGACTCGCCCTCCGCAAAGTGGTCATAGGCAAAGGGTAGCCCGGATTCCGTCAGCATTTGAATCAGCTTATCCATGCCGCAGGCTCCTTTCGATGTCTTTCTCCAGCTGGTCGATGCCAGCCTGTTCAGCAGGGGCGATATGGCTTCTGCCAGGGACCCGGCCACCGCCGCGCTTGGCATGACCGAACTCCAGCAGATGCGCCAGCTGGTAGCGGTTGCGGGAATACACCGTCACCTCCAAAGACCGGGAGGTTTCCCTTGTATTCTTGGTCGACCAGCTTTTGGCGTAGGCTCCCGTAGACTTAGGCGCTGTTGCCTTGATCTGATTCTTGACCAGTGTGCTTGAACTTTTTACCGCTTCCTTCATATCGTCACAGGCAAGATCGGCATACTCGTTCAGTTCCTTCATGATGGTTTCGGAGAGCGCGTCAATGGGAATCTTCTTATTTGCCATATCATCGTCTCACTTTCCGGCAGTGCAGCTTGATGCCCTTGCGCTTGAAATTCATATGATCGACCGAAAGGATGTCATACAGTTCGTCCTGGAACTGAACCCGATAGCCTGTGGAGGTAATTGCGGCGGACTGCCTGCACCAGCGGATTGTGAAGTCAATGGTGGAATCGTCCACCACCATCCCGGCATCGGTCATTTCCTTACCGCCCTCGGCGCTGACGGTCGCGTAGCAGGTGTAGTAGGGCTGCCACTCGTTTTTCCGATTGCCGAAGGCATCCGCAACCACCGTATTTTTACTGACATAGATGCGGACATTCAGCAGTTCAATCTTCATCAGAACGCCTCCTTTCGGGAACCGAAAAGCAGCGAACGGAGGGTCAGCGTCAGGGCATGGTGATCGGCTTCCTCCCGGTGTTCGTAGAAATACGCCACTGCGTACATCACCGCCACCTTGCCATTCTCCACCTGGGTCAGCGCGTCTGTGCTGTCTGCTCGGAGAATGTCAGAACACAGCTTTTCCGCTCCGGTGATCAACGCTGTAATGATAGAATCATCATCGTCAAAATCCACCCGGAGATACTGCTTCATTTCTTCCAGGGACACAATCATATCTCGTCACCACCTCGGTTATAAAAGATTGGCGGTACCACCCGTGAGAGCGGCACCGCCGTAATCAGGGTCATTCGGTCTTCAGCTTCAGAATCTGCACCGCCTCGGGCAGGATCAGCTTGCCGTCTACACGTTCCTTGGCAACATAGCCGATCATGCCGTTCCCTGCGAACAGCTCAGTCAGCTGCTTGAAGGAGCGGGTGCCACGGTCGCCGATGTTGTAGTAGCTGTAGTCGCCAAAGGCAATGGCGTTCTCCGGCACATACTCAGAGGTATGGACACTGTAGCCCAGGATGCGGTCGGGTTCACCTGCCTGGTAGGAAGGCTGCCAGAGGTAGGCTCCGTTGTTGTCCTTGAACTTGCGGATCTGAGCCACGGTCTTGTCGTTCATGATGAAGGAAGCGTTCTTGCGGTAGGGGCGCTTCAGTTCGTAGATGAGGCCCAGCACATCGTCCGCCTTCAGCGCGGCAGACAGCGTACCGGCCACATGACCACCGCCCACCTCTGCGAACAGGCCCAGGGGCTGACCTACGCCGGTACCATTGAGGAAGGCGTCCTCCTCGGCATTGGCCAGCGCCTTGCCGAACTGCTCGATGATATAGCTTTCCAGATTGAAAGCGCTGTCGTAGAGCAGCTCCTCAGTCACCTTGATGGCTACGTGCAGCTTGTGGGCATCCAGAAGAATCTGGGCAAAGGTGGCATCGGAGAACTGGAGCGCACCGCCCTCCTCGATCCACGCGGCGGCGGGCTTGGTAGCCGCGATGTTGATCTTGTGTTCACCGGAAGTGGTGATCACGTGGCCCAAGCGGCGCATGATGTTCTCCTCAGACAGGGTCTGGATCAGGCGGCGGTCATACTCCTCGGGAACGAGGTAACCGCCGTCCGCGTCCACGCCTTCCTGCAGAACATTGCTGACCTGACGGAAGTTGGTGCGCAGGGCGGTCAGCATCCCCTTGCGGTATTCATCGGACGCACGACCGGTCTTGACCTCCGGCTGCTTTCCGGTGGCGGGCTTGGAAGTGAGGGGCGTACCCACGGGCTTGCTGAGTTCCGCTTCCAGAGCCTCCTGGCGTTCCAGACGTGCGATTTCCTTACCGAGATCGGCGATGTCCTGCTCCATGCGAGTATAAGTGGCATCGTCCTCGGCGGTCAGGGTGCCCTTCTCGGTGCGGTGGGATTCCAGAAACGCCTTGGCGGCATTCCATGCGGTGTTGCGCTTCTCGCGCAGTTCCTGAATCGTCATAATTAAAATCCTCCTTAATGTGTCATCAGATTGAGCCGCTCCATGAGATCGTCCACGGAGCGTTCCGGTTTGGTGGGTTTCTTTTCGATGCGGCACTTTGCCGCCAGCTTGTCCATCAGGTGGTTGGTGACAGCCGCCCGGGAGAACAGCATCGGCCCCGCAGCGTGGTTTTCCGCGCCAGTGTCTGCCGGACGGGCCATGATCTCATCGGCAAAGCCCAGATCGACCGCCGTGTGGGCATCCATCCAGGTTTCCGCGTCCATGAGGTGGGACAGCTTGGCGCGGCTCATGCCGGTCTTGATTTCATAGGCGTTGATGATGGATTCCTTGACCTCGTCCAGCATGGCGATGGCTTTCTGCATTTCTGCGGCATCGCCGGACGCGATGGTTGCCGGGTTGTGGATCATCAGCATCGACACCGGGGATACCAGCACCTTGGTGCCAGCCATGGCAATGACAGAAGCGGCAGAGGCAGCGATGCCGTCAATCTTAACGGTCACGCTGCCTCTGTAATCCATGAGCATATTGTAGATCTGGGCTGCAGCCACACAATCGCCGCCGGGGCTGTTGATCCAGACCGTGATGTCGCCGCTCCCGGCATTCAGTTCCTCCCGGAACAGCTGGGGCGTGATATCATCGTCAAACCAGCTTTCCTCGGCGATGGTGCCGTTCAGCGTGAGAATCCGCTGTTCCGGTTCCGTCTCCGTTGGAGCCTGATTCGTCCAGTTCCAAAACTTCTTCATTTTCGGTTTCCTCCTTTCCCGCGAAGATGCCCGCGTCCTGCAGCTTGGTCATGTTTCCGTTGATGAGATATAGGTCACCGCCGAGTTCGGCAGGAATGCGGTCCAGGTTTTCCAGTTCCCGGATGTCGTTGGCGGACATCCAGCCATTCTGTCTGGCGGTGGCGTAGCCGTTCATCCGGCTCTGATAGTCACCGCGCAGCAGTCCGTCCACGTTGAACTTCACAAAATACGATTCCTTCTCTTTCTCCGAAAGCAGTGCCCGGTTGATGGCCTGCTCCCAGCGCACGATCCAAGGCTCCAGCGTGTATTTCACGAATTCCAGCGACTGCTGCTCAATATTAGAAAAACTCGACTTCTCCAGATCACCGACCATGTGGGGCGGGACCCGGAAAATCCGAGCAATTTCGTCAATCTGAAATTTTCTGGTTTCGAGGAACTGCGCCTGCTCCGGGGAGATGGAGATAGGCGTGTATTTCATGCCTTCCTCCAGCACAGCCACCTTATTGGCGTTGCCGCTGCCCCCGAAGGCCGCATTCCAACTGTCCCGGACACGGGCAGGGTCCTTAACGGTCCCCGGATGCTCCAGAATACCACCGGGAGTCGCGCCGTTGGCGAAGAACTTGGCTCCGTACTCCTCACAGGCGATTGCCATGCCGATGGCGTTCTTGGCCATGGCAATGGGGCTGTATCCAACCAGCCCGTCAAAACCAAGGCCAGGAATGTGCAGCACATCGGTGGGCTTCAGAATTACCGTGCCGTCCTTCATGGTCGGCGCATCAGAATCCTGCACCTGGTACTGGTAGTAGAGGTGGCCCATATCGTCCCGGTCAACGGTCATGCGGTTGGGCATCAGCGGATACAACGCAACGACCTCGCCTTTGCCGTTTCGGATAATCTGGGAGTAGGAGTTGCCCCACAGCAGCAGATGGGACATGGCGGTTTCCCGGAACACAAAGCTGGTCATCTCCGGGTTCGGCTCGTCATGGAGAATGCGGTACAGCGGATGCTTCAGCGCCTTTTCCTTGCTGCCGTCCTCCTGGTACTGATACAAATGCACGGGCAACCCGGCGATCGCCTCAGACAGGATTCGCACACAGGCGTAGACAGCAGTCATCTGCATGGCAGATCGTTCATTCACCGGCTTGCCCGAGGTGGACTGCCCGAGGAAGAAGCGGTAACCGCTGCCGTTGGTGCTGTTTGAAGGCTTGTCTCTCGACCTGAACAAGCCGGATATGATACCCATGAAAATCACTCTCCCTTCATAAGCATAGAAAAAAGCCTCCACCGGAATCGGTAGGGCCATTAAATAAACAGGATACCCCGTTCATCATAGACACTGGTAGTTGGCACACTGCGGATACAGCGGTCAAGCCCCATGATGAGGGCCACGATGCCGTCTATCTTTTCAACCGAGCGTTCCTTGTCCGGCTTGATATTTCCAGCTGGGTCCTGACGCATGACCACATTCTGGGCCATCCACTTGAGGACAGGATTGCCGCCGTGGATGATATTTCCTTCCATCAGCAGCTTGTACAGTTCCTTAGACGGCGGGGACATATCTTTAAAGCCCTGCCCGAAAGGAACCATTGTGAATCCCTCATCTTCAAGATTCTGTACCATCTGGGTCGCATTCCAACGGTCGTAGGCGATCTCCTTGATATGGTAGTGGGTTCCCAAATCCATAATGAACTGTTCGATAAATCCATAGTGGATCACGTTACCTTCCGTGGTGTTGATATAGCCCTGCCGTTCCCACACATCGTAAAGAACATGGTCACGGCGGCATCTCAGTTCCAGGGTTTCTTCCGGCAACCAGAAGAAAGGCATCACGATGTATTTTTCATCCTCCGTCCTTGGAGGAAATACCAGAACGAAAGCCGTGATGTCGGAGGTACTGGAAAGGTCAAGCCCTGCATAACAGTCGCGCCCCTCCAGCGCAGCTATATCAATGGGCAAATTGCCCCGATCGTAGATATGCTCTGGAATCCAAACCACAGTAGCGTTTGTCCACATATTCAGTCGGAGCTGCTTGAATACATTTTCCTCCGCCGGGTTCTCCAGAGCGTTTTTATACGCTTCTCGGACGCGCTCTATGGAAATGGTGTGTCCCAGTGAGGGGTTTGCCTTATACCAGTTTGCTTCATCATTCCAGTCGTCTCCCTCTTCCAGCCCGTAAACAACTGGGTAGAAGGTGGCATCCGCCTTTCTGCCATGCATGATATCCAGAGCCTTTGTATGCAGTTCGTAGCAGATGCTCTGCTTATCCGTGCCAGCCGTAGTGATGATAAAGAAAAGTGGCTGCTCACGGGCATCGCCGGAGCCTTTGGTGAGGACATCGTACAGCTTTCGGTTCGGCTGGGCGTGTATCTCATCGAATACCAGGCCAGATACGTTCAGACCGTGTTTGGTACCTGTTTCTGCGGAAAGCACCTGGTAAAACCCGGCATTGCTGTAGTTGACAATACGTTTGGTGGCGGCGGTGATTTTTGACCGCTTCATCAGCGCCGGAGACATCTGCACCATCTGCTTCGCCACATCGAATACGATGGATGCCTGGTTGCGGTCACACGCCGCACCATACACTTCGGCACTGGCTTCTCCATCCGCATACAGCAGATACAGCGCAATGGCAGCCGCCAGTTCTGACTTGCCCTGCTTTTTCGGGATCTCCACATAAGCAGTCAGAAACTGTCGTTTTCCGTCTGCTCGGACGATCCCAAAAATGTCCCGGACAATCTGCTCCTGCCAAGGGAGCAGAAGGAACTTCTGTCCAGCCCACTTACCCTTGGTATGGCAGAGGTTCTGAATGAAGGTCACCGCCCGGTCGGCTTTCTTTTTGTCATAATGGGAAGTCGGCAGCATGAAGGG